TCGCGCCGTCGTTGGTCAGGATCACCGTGGGGTCGAGCAGGAACGGGATGGTCAGGCCGCCGTTGGCGCCCGTGTTGGACAGCGCCGCACGCTCGGCGTCGTCAAGCATCTGCGCGCCGAACTCCGGGTTGCGCAGGATCTTCTCGAAGCCCGAGCGGTAGGCCGGCGAACCGGTGAGCAGGATGTGACGAGCGATGGACGGGTTCTCCCCGGCCAGCTCGGCAGCGCGCTCACGCTGCGCGTCGGTGAACGAGTACGACTTGATGTCCTCGATGGCCGACTGGGCGCGGGACACCATCTCCGAGGGGGAGACGTTGCCACGCTCAACGGCGGCGAGGTCATCGAAGGCGTCGCGCTTGACGACGACGTTCGGGGCGTGGAACTGGGCGCGCTCCACGTTCGCGGGGTCGATGCTCAGGGCAGCGGCGCGAGCGACACGCTCGGCACGCTCCACAGCAGCGTCGTAGTCCGCCTTGGCGGTGTCGATCTCGGTCAGCGCCGCGTCGAAGCGAGCGTTCTGCTCGTCGGTCGGCGTCTCCAGGGCGTCAAGCTCGGCGATCTCGGCGCGCAGCGCCTCGACCTTCGCAGCCAGCGCCTCAATGTTGCTAGGCATGTCAGATGATTCCCATCTCCCGCGCACGACGGCGCAGGGATCGGTGGACGGTGGATGCGTCACGAGTGGCGCTGGCCGGCTCGTCAACGGGTACTGCGTCCGACGCCGGCCGACCGTCGTCGGTGGCTTCGGAAGAATCGGGGAGGTCTGCGGCAAGCAGGAACTGCCGCACCAGGGCCTCCATTTCCTCGGGCGGAATGTCGCCCAGGGACGCGCGGATCGCGGAACGGATCGCGGAAATGCGGGCGTCGGCGTAGGCCGGGAAGGTCACCAGCGACGCCTCGCGGATTGCGACCTCGGTGCGGACCGTCACCCCGCCGCGCTTCACAGCGTTGATCGGGCGGAACCCGACGCTAAATGAGTCAATCACGCCATCGGCCACGAGGTTGATCGCCTCATCGCCGCGCTGAACGTCCGACACATGGAACTCGCCGTACAGGCCAGCGGCGTCCTCGCGCAGAAGGGTGGCGCGGCCGATGGGCTCCAGCGAGTTGTGCTGGTAGAGCAGCTTCACGCGGTCGCCCTGCTCGGCAATCGACTTGGCGAACGCGCCGCGCTTGAACGACTCGTCGTAGGGGGCGCCACCATCGGAGACGCGCGCCACCGTGTCGAACGGGACCACGATGCCCGAGATGATGCGACCCTCGCGCGACGCACGGACCTCGTAATCGCCCGTGAACGCGCGCTGAATCGTTGAGTTATCCATTGGCCGGGGCCTTCCCTTGCGGATACAACTGGACAGACACCGCTCCCGTGTGTTCCAGCAACGTCGGGTCACCCGACACCACAGCCCGGATCGCTGAATCCGGGGTGAATCCGTTCATCACGTAGGCGTTGATCGTGGCCGCGTTCTTGCTCGCCGCTTCGGCCTTCTGCGTCTCGGAGTCCTGAAGGGCGGCGATGTCGGACACGTCGTACCAAAGCTGGGCGCCCGAAGGGACCTCGACCAACTTCGCCAACGCGCCACACGCGCCGCGCCAATGCGCCCGCATGAACAGGTCACCGAACGCCTTGATCGCCGCCGCGTAGTTGGAGTACGTCGCCGCATCCAGACCAGCCTGGAGGCCAGCCACAATCGGGGGCACCGAACCGGCCGCAGCGATCCGCGACTCACCCGCAGACTGGACCGCGGTGAACGCCATCTGCTCGAACGTGGAGCCCACGATGGTCATGTCGGCGCCCTGGTCCAGCACCATCGTCTTATCACCGACCGGGCCGGAGAAGCGGGCACGCAGCCGCTCACGCAGCCGCTCCATCGCCTCCGCTTCGATCTTCCGGTCGTAGCGGATCACCATGTTCGGCGTCGCCGCATTGTCCATAAAGTTCTGCTTGTGCGCCGTCATCGCATCGTCGGCGTTGATCTCGCGCAGCACCGGAGTCAGCCACGACATGCCGCGGAACGACGCAATCGGGTCCGGGATGGGCGACCAATGCGCGACCTCGGAGACGTCCAGCATCTCCGAGTCCTCCGAAGCGAACCCGCCGCGGTGGTAGACGTACCCGACGACCTCCCGGCCACCCATCTCAGACTCGGTGTGGATGATGTCCACCCAGTCGGGGCGCAGGCGCTCCAGGTGCGTGCCGTGGTCACGGACGTAGGCGTTGCCCGCAATCGACACGTCCTGCTCCATGCGCGCCAGCAACTCGGCCGTCGTGCCACCGGCCCACGGCTGCTCCAGCTTCATCAGCGCGGGCGTGCCGTACAGGCGCTTGGTCGCCAGGTCGCGGAACTTGAACGTCGCCTCGGAGAACAGGTCAATCCGGGCCTGGATCACCGCGAACACCACCGGGTTGCCGGCGTACCCGTTGATCGTCCAGTCGATGAACGACGACATCGGGCGGTCCACGCCGCCGAGCGATCCCCAGGTCTGGTACAGGACTGTGGACGTGTCCACCGCCCGCTCCGACCCCTTACGAATGGTGTCGATCAGCCTCATGCGCCGTCCTCACGAATCAGGGCGAACCCCACTAGGGCGGCGCCGGCAACGATCAGGGCAGCGGGGACGGACACCAGCGCGACCCCCGTCACGAACAGGCAGGAGCCCACGGCCAAGAGGGACAGGTTCAGGCGCACCGCATCCCCCTCACAGGAAGTAGATGTCCGGCTCGGTGGGCTGCTCGGTGGTCCCCGCGCCCCACAGGGCGTTCGTCGCGGCTACCAGGGGGGTGATGTCGATGGTGGAGTCACGGCGGGACCACTTGTGACCGTCACCGACCGGACGCCTCCTGGCGCCCATCACGGCAGCGTGAAACTCCGGCTCCCCCATGTGCGTAAACCGCTTCTCGGCCGCCGACTGGACAAACGCGCCATGCGCCCGGACCGACGCCTTGCCTTCGACCGCGGTCCAGGCGATCCCCAGCTCGTCAAGCTGCGGGATCAGGGAACCGATAGGTCCGGCCGGATCCAGCAGAACGCCGGCAATCGGGCGCTCGTCCACGATCCGCTTCAGCCGTTCAGCGAGCCACGACGAACCGGGCTTACGTGCGACCAGCGCCAGCGCCCCCGACCCGTAGGCCACGATCGACGCCGAAGCGTGGTTCGGGCCGACGTCCACGCCGAGGAAGATGTCGCCCGACGGCTCGAGGTCCGAAGCCATCAGATCCCACGTCTCGGGGTCGATGACCTGCTCATCGGCGGACGGTTCGTCCCACCAGCCCAGGCACTCGCGCGCGAACTCCTCGGGCGGGAGGGACCGCCGCAGGTTGGCGATGGACTCCTCGTCAATGCGGATCCCCAGCGCGGGGTTCGTGCGGCGCCACCGCTCCCTGTCGTCCAGGGCGCAGCCCTCGCGGATCAGCGCGTGGTCGCAGTCCTCCTGCGCGCAGCCCTTCCCCGGCTCAGGGTCGGACCACTCGAAGTACGCCAGACGGTCATCGCCCGCGCGTCCACGATCACGGACGCCGCGCAGGATGTCCGAGTAGGACAGCCCCGACGACGAGCCGTAGCAGACCTGCGACTCGGGGCGGGCCAGCATCGTCGGCAGCAGTGCGCCCATGTGCGACGCCTTCAGCGCGAACGCTTCATCCAGGAACGAGTCATCCCCGGACAGGCCACGGCCGGCCGCCTTCGTGCGGGCCTTGAACAGCAACCGCCCCGTCGGGAGTTCGATGCACTCCCGCCCGTCCCCCAGGTGGATCTTCTTCACCCGGCGGTTCAGGAAGTCCGAGCCCTCGACAATCTCCCGAATGTCGCGGAACGACTCGGCGGCGGTGCCGAACTCATGCGCCGACCAGATCACCAGATGCCGCTGGAGAAGAAACAACTTCCCAATCGCGGCCATCTTCAGCACGCCGGTCTTGATGTTCTGCCGAGGCGCCACGACAGCAACCTCGAACGCAGCAGGTCGGTCGTCCTTCACCGCGAAGATCGCATCCAGGATGGCGGCCTGGTTGGCGTCCGGGGTGTAGCCGGCCGCGTCGCACAGCGCCGCAACCTCTGGGCCGAGGGTGTAATCCCACTCCGGCACGGTGCAGAACGTGGGCGCCAGCGTCACGCCGAACCGCGCTTCCGATCACGCAGCCGGGACAGCTCGTCCAGCGGGTCGTCGGCCACCTTCACGTCGGCCAGGGCGCGGTCCATCGCCGCGGCCAACTCGCGGGCCAGGGCAGCCTTGCCGGACGCAGAGGCCGACGGGGAGTCCATCGCCTCGGCCAGCGCCAGGACGATGCTCGCCTTCCCGGTCCCCAGGACGCCAGCGGCGTCAAGCTCGGCAGACAGGGCGGCGTAGGTGCCGGACGACTCCCCGGTGCCCCGCTGCGACCGCTTGCGACACAGGTCCGAGCAGTAGCGGGAGGTCGATCGCTTGGCCTCGTAGGGCTGGGCGCAGGTGTCGCACTCGCGGACCACGGCCACCCCCTAGCGGGACGTAGGGACTCAGCGCGAGCCCAGAAGCGCGGGGGCGAGGGTGGAGGGGTGTGGCGCGGAAGCGAGCCGTAGCCACCCCCCGGGGTTACTCACCCCAGGCGCGCACGCCGGTCGGTCGCTGGTCGTTCTCGTGTGACGCTCTGCCGCCTTGTGCGTCCTGACATCCCTTGTGCGCCACGCCCCACCAGGACGTGTCACAGGCCAGGGCGACCGCTTCCTCCCAGGTGGTGGTCATGGCGAGGATGCGGCGGACGGGTAGGCGATGCTCGATGGTGGGCGACCCGGGGTAGCCGGGGGGGAGTTGCGGATCCACGCCCTTGCCGCAGAGGCAGCAGGCGTGGTGGGCGGTGCGCAGGTACTCGGCCCTGGTCTTGCGGTAGCGGTGGGAGGATCGGGGATCCTTAGCCAATGTCCCGCGCCAGCTTGTCCAGCATCCGGTCCACGGCCTTCTTCACCCCACGCACCACATCGTCGCGGTGTTCGGCCACCGGACTCCAGAACCAGTCCTTGCCGTTGCTCGCCACGGTGTCGAACCAGTGGTCGGTGTTGCCGAACAGCGGGTGGCGGATCTTGCCGCGGCGGTTCAGGGCTGACCCGAGGCGGTTCACTTCCGCGTCCGAGGACTTGAGGCGGATCCGCACGCCAGCCCCAGCGCCGGCACGGTAGGACACTTCGGTCTTGATGCCCTGCTCCAGCGCCTCGCGCAGCCCCTTACCCCTGCGGGCGCGGCCGGTCTTGGTCACTCCTGCGGTGCGGCGGGCGCGCTCACCACGGGAGGTTCCGCGGAACTCCAGGCCCCGGGCGTTCGCCTTGATGGCGCGCTCCAGGGGGCGGGTCGCTTCCTTGATTTCGGCGTTGAGTTCCTTCTTGAGCGCCTTGCCGTCGCCGCGCTCCTTGAACTCGCGGGCCAACTGCTGGAGCGCCTTGACTGACTGCGGCTCGATGTAGACCAGATCGCCGGAGCGGCCCTTGCTCACAGCTCCTCCAGCAGACGGTCGGCATACGCCATGACCTTCTCGGTGTCCCGCCCCTGCGCCCGGAGGGTGGCGAGGGTGGCGGCGATGTACGCCAGCGCGGTGCGGATCTCCTGCGGGCTGGTGCGGGTGTCCAGGGTGAGCATGGTCACCCCCTGGTCCTAGGCCGACTCGCGGAACTCATCCACCATCGCTCGGAGGGTTGCCCGTGAGGGTGCTTCGCCGGTTGCCATAAGCCGCATGACCCGATCCACGAAGGCGGGATCGAGGTCGTTGCTGACGGGCTGGTCGTCGTAGATGCCGGAGTAGGCCGTGGCGCGGCGACCGTGGAGCAGGTTCTGGTGCTGCGTCACGCACTCCAGGTTGACCAGGCGGTTGTCGCCTTTGATCCCGTTCATGTGGTTGATCACCCGGCCAGCAGGAACGGGGCCTCGGTGTGCGATCCACATGACGCGGTGGGCCTTCATCGTGACGCCCGCAACCGTGACCCTG